GCAATGGACAGACTCGCTCAGGACTCTATTCTTTGTTCATACCTATGGAATGGAACTACGAAGGATACATTGATATGTATGGAATACCTGTATTCGACACGCCTACCAAACATAAAAAAGGACCTGATGGATATCCTATAAAAATAGGTGTAATAGATTATTGGGATAATGAAGTTGAAGGATTAAAGCAAGATCAAGACGGTTTAAATGAATTTTATAGACAGTTTCCAAGAAGTGAAAAACATGCTTTTAGAGACGAAACTAAACAATCTTTATTTAACCTTACAAAAATATACGAGCAAATAGATTACAACGAAGATACTAAAATGTCTGCAAAAGTAACTCAAGGTAGTTTTCAATGGAAAAATGGAGTTAAAGATACTACGGTAGAGTTTATGCCAAATAAAAACGGCAGGTTTAAAATTAGTTGGATACCTGAATTAGGTTTACAAAACAGACAGTTTGTAAAAAACGGTATGAAACACCCAGGTAATGAACATGTAGGGGCTTTTGGTTGTGATAGTTATGATATATCAGGTACAGTAGATAGATTAGGCTCTAACGGAGCTTTACATGGTGTTACTAAGTTTTCAATGGAAAACGTACCTGCTAATAGAATTTTTTTAGAATACGTTGCAAGACCACAAACAGCTGAGATATTTTTTGAAGATGTTTTAATGGCGCTTGTTTTTTACGGCATGCCAATACTTTGTGAAAATAACAAACCTAGACTTTTATATTATTTAAAAAGAAGAGGTTACAGAGCATATTCAATGAATAGACCAGACAAAGTGTATAGCAAGTTATCTGTAACAGAAAGAGAAATAGGTGGCATACCTAATTCAAGTGAAGATATTAAACAAGCTCACGCGGCTGCTATTGAATCTTACATAGAAAACTATGTAGGTTTAAAAACTGAAGGTTATGGTGATATGTATTTTCAAAGAACACTAGAAGACTGGGCTAAATTTGATATAAACAATAGAACTAAATTTGATGCTTCTATTTCTTCTGGCTTAGCCATTATGGCTTGTAATAGAAACCTATATAAACCAGTACAACAAAGGCAAACAAAAAATATAAATCTTGGTATTAAAAGATATAACAACAAAGGACTAAGATCTCAAATAATATAAACACATGATTAACAACGGTATTAAAGGTTCTTTCCCTTCACAAGCAGTAAGCGATGTAGAGAAAATGAGTATGGAGTATGGTGCTAAGGTAGGTAGAGCTATAGAACATGAGTGGTTTAATGGATCTGGAAAATCAACTAGATACAACAGCGCTAAACAATCATTTCACACTTTAAGATTATATGCTAGAGGAGAACAATCTGTAAGAAAATATAAAGATGAATTATCTATAAATGGTGATTTATCATATTTAAACCTAGACTGGAAGCCAGTACCTATTATACCTAAGTTTGTTGATATAGTTGTAAACGGTATGTCTGATAGAGCTTATGATATAAAAGCTTATTCACAAGATCCTGCTGCTTTAGAAGAAAGAACTAATTACGTTAAAGATATAGCTGACGATATGATGGCTAAAGAATTTAATGACAACGCCGCTAATCAACTAGGTATTGATATATATAAAACTGATCAATCAAAACTACCTGAAAGTTCTCAAGAGTTAGAGCTTCATATGCAGTTAGATTATAAGCAGTCTATAGAAATAGCAGAAGAAGAAGCTATTAATAGTGTTTTTGATAAAAACAAATACGAGCTTATATCAAGAAGATTAAACTCTGATTTAATGATACTAGGTATTGGTGCTGTAAAAAGTAGCTTTAATAAATCTGAAGGTATAAAAGTAGAATACGTAGATCCTACTAACTTAGTTTACTCACCTACTGACTCGCCTTATTTTGATGATATATATTATGTTGGTGAAGTAAAAGATATATATTTAAACGAATTAAAAAAAGAATTTCCACAATTAACTGACGAACAGTTAAAAGAATATAAAGGATACTCTAATACTTACCACCAAACAGGTGACTATAATTCTAAGTCAGAAGATGAAAATGCTGTAAGTGTATTATATTTTGAATATAAAACATACATGAGCCAAGTTCATAAAATAAAAAAGACAGCAAGCGGAGGTTACAAGGCTATACAAAAAGATGATTCATTCAACCCACCTGAAAATGATAGTTTTGAAAAAGTAGATAGAGTTATTGAAGTTGTATATTGTGGTGTTAAAATATTAGGCAGTGGTGATGATATATTATATTGGGAAGTAAAGAAAAATATGATGCGACCTAAAGCAGATACTACTAAAGCCGTGATGAGTTATGCGATTTGTGCGCCAAGAATGTACGAAGGTAGAATAGAATCACTAGTAAGTAGAATAACAGGTTTTGCTGATATGATTCAGTTAACTCATTTAAAATTACAACAAGTATTAGCTAAAGTAGTACCAGATGGTGTTTACTTAGACGCTGATGCTTTAGCAGAAATAGACTTAGGTAATGGTACAAATTATAATCCACAAGAAGCATTAAACATGTATTTTCAAACTGGATCTGTAATAGGTAGATCTATGACGCAAGATGGTGATATGAACAGAGGTCGTATGCCAATAACAGAATTAAATTCTAACGGAGGTAATAATAAAATAGCTTCACTAATACAAACTTATAATTATTACCTTCAAATGATGCGTGATGTTACAGGTTTAAATGAAGCTAGAGATGGTGCTATGCCAGATTCAAATGCTTTAGTAGGATTACAAAAAATGGCGGCTGCTAATTCAAATACAGCTACTAGACACTTATTGCAATCAAGCTTATATTTAACGCTAACAATGGCGGAGTGTATTGCTATGAGGGTTTCAGATGTATTAGAGTTTTCGCCGACAAAAAAATCTTTTGTTAAATCATTAGGTAAATTTAATGTTGCTACTTTAGAAGAAATATCAAACTTACATTTACATGACTTTGGTATATTTTTAGAGTTAACTCCAGATGAAGAAGAAAAACAAATGTTAGAAAATAATATTCAAGTTGCTTTACAAGGAGGTCAAATATACCTTGAAGATGCTATTGATATTAGAGAAGTTAGAAATATTAAACTAGCTAATCAATTGCTTAAAATACGTAGAAAACAAAAACAAGCAAAAGATCAAGAAATGCAGCAGCAAAATATTCAAGCTCAATCACAGGCTAATGCTCAAGCTGCTCAACAAGCAACAGAAGCTGAAATGCAAAAGCAACAAGCTTTAGCACAAACAGAGGTGCAAATACTACAATCTAAATCTCAGTTTGAAATACAAAAAATGGAAAGAGAAGCTGCTATTAAAAAAGAATTAATGCAGTATGAGTTTGAGTTAAACATGCAGTTAAAAGAAAAAGATTTACAACAAGTAAATCAAAAAGATAAATTTAAAGAAGATCGTAAAGACGAGCGAACTAAAATACAAGCTTCACAACAAAGTGAGCTAATCGCGCAAAGAAAAGATAACGCACCACCTAAAAGTTTTGAATCCGCAGGTATGGATAACTTAGATGGTTTTGGATTAGAGCAATTTGATCCGCGTTAAACATTAATTATTTAATTATATTATATTATGTCACAACAAGAAGAACAAGTAATTCAAGAGGTTGAGAATCAAGAAGCTCCGGCTGTAGAAACTCAACCAGTTAAGGAAGAGATTTCTTACAAAGAAGTAAAAGACGATGGAACTATTAAATTAGATTTATCAAAGTTAAACAAATTTCAAAACCAAAAACAAGATGCCATACGGGAAGAAACACAAAAAGAAAGTAGTAAAGAAGAAAGTGTCAATGAAAAAGAAGAAAGCGAAGAAGAAGTATTAGAACAACCTATTCTTGAAGAAGTAAAAGAAACACCTGTTGAGGTTAAAGAAACTAAGACAGAGCAAATTGTTGAAGAAAAGCAAGAAGTAACAAAAGCACCTGAAGTAAACGTGCCTGAGAACTTACAAGATCTTGTTAAATTTATGCAAGATACTGGTGGTAGTTTAGAAGACTACACTAGGTTAAATGCGGATTATTCAACAATTGATGATAATACTTTGTTAAAAGAGTATTATAAAAATACTAAACCTCATTTAAATAATGAAGAAGTTGAATTTTTATTAGAAGACAACTATTCGTTTGATGAGGAAATTGATGAGCCAAGAGATATTAAAAAGAAAAAATTGGCCTTCAAAGAAGAAATTGTAAAAGCAAGAAAACATCTTACTAGTCTAAAGGATCAGTATTACAAGGAAGTCAAGTTGGGTTCTAAGTTGACCAGCGAACAGAAAGAAGCAATCGAATTTTACAATAAATACAGCGAAGAACAAACTGTTGCTAGTGAAGTTCAGCAAAAGCAGTTTAATCATTTTAAACAGACTACAGATAGTCTTTTCAGTAACGATTTCAAAGGTTTTGATTTCAACGTAGGTGAAAAAACATATAGGTATAATGTAAATGATATTGCTAATGTTAAACAAAGCCAAAGCGATATACTTAATTTTGTAGGAGAGTTTCTAGATGATTCAGGTATGATGAAAAACGCTAAAGGTTATCACAAAGCTTTATATGCAGGTAAAAATATTGACAAAATTGTTAAGCATTTTTATGAGCAAGGTAAAGCAGACGCTATTAAACAAACCGCTATCGATTCTAAAAATATTGATATGGGAGCAAGAACAATTAAACCTGTTGTTGATGCCGGTGGTATGAAAATAAAAGTGTTAGGTGGTGATGATAGTTCTAAGTTGAAATTTAAAATTAGAAAATAAAAACAACTTAAAATTTAAACAAAATGGGATTTAACACATCTACAGGATTATTAGGGAGCTACTCTCTAAGTCCTATGCCAAGTCCAACTGTAAGCGATCAAAATTACATCGACTTTACAGCTACAGCTACGGCTGGTTGGGCACAACAATACTTACCAGAATTATACGAACAAGAAGTTGAAAGATACGGAAATCGTACAATCGGTGGGTTTTTAAAAATGGTTGGCGCTGAAATGCCAATGTCATCTGATCAAGTAATTTGGTCTGAACAAAACAGATTACACATCGCTTACAAAAACGATGCTGTAACTGCAAACTCTACTGTTGTTATTGCTACAGCAACTGGTATTGTAACTTTAGGAAGCGCTTTAAGTAACGCTTTAAGAGTTGGAAATACTGTTGTTATCTGTGATAACGCTACAGGTCTTAAAACGCTTAAATGTTACGTTTCTGCTGTATCTGGTCAAACAGCTACATTAAAAACTTACAAAGATGCTGCTTTCACAACTGTAGTTGCTAACGGTGGTGCAATTAACCTTTTCGTGTATGGTTCTGAATTTCCTAAAGGATCTTCTTCTATGTCAGGAGAGCTTAAGCCACAGTTCCAACAGTACAACAACAGACCTTTAATTATGAAAGATCATTTCAAAATTGATGGTTCTGACACTGCTCAAATTGGGTGGGTTGAAACTACTGATGAGTCTGGACAATCTGGATACTCTTGGTATTTAAAATCTGCTAGTGAAACTAAACTAAGATTTGACGATTACTTAGAAACAATGATGCTAGAAGCTGAACTAACTGTTTCTTCTGATACTAACACAACTGTATCTGATACTGGAAATGAAGGTGATAGTGATGCTCCTGATGGAATCAATGGTTCTGAAGGATTCTTTGCTGCTGTTGAAAGTAGAGGTAACATATTTGAAGATTTAGCTTCTTTAGCTGACTTTGATTTATTACTTAAAAACTTAGACAAGCAAGGTGCTATCGAAGAAAACATGCTTTATGTTAACAGACAATTAGCTTTAACTCTTGATGATATGATGGCTGGATTAAACTCTAACTATCAAGGTGGTGCTTCTTTTGGAGTATTCGATAATCAAGCTGATATGGCTTTAAATCTTGGATTCTCTGGATTTAGAAGAGGTTCTTACGATTTTTACAAGTCTGATTGGAAATACTTAAACGATGCTGCTGCAAGAGGTGGTTTTGGAGATATCTCTGGAGCTTTAATTCCTGCTGGAACATCTAGTGTATACGATCAAAACATGGGTAAAAACGTAAAAAGACCTTTCTTACACGTAAGATATAGAGCTTCACAAACTGATGACAGAAGACTTAAGTCTTGGGTTACTGGTTCTGTAGGTTCTGCTTCTTATACAGGAGATGACGTTATGGAAGTACATTATTTATCTGAAAGATGTTTAATTACTCAAGGAGCTAATAACTTTGTATTATTAAAAGAATCTTAATATTAACCCTTAAAAACTAAACAAAATGGATAAATTTTTAATTTTCATAGACGCGGCTGATGACGCGGCTATGTACCCTTTATCTAGTCTTATTGGTATGACTGTAGCTGCTGACGCAACTATATTAATGCAATTTAAGTCTAGTGTAGGTGGAGGAACAGGTGCTGAGCACGATACTGTAACTTTAACTGTTACTGCTGACTCTGAGCTTAAAGTTTTCAAAGCATTAGCTAAGAAAATTGGAAACGCAGGTAGCTTTAACGCTGACGGTTATGTTGTTGTTTGTGATGATGTAAACTCTGAGTTTGCTCATGCTGACATTACTAGCTGTACAATTACTCTTGATTCGTAAATAGAATCAAACTAAACCAAAGGCGTCTTATTGGCCTTCCTCTT